AGTAGGATTAGAGAACGGACGCGACTACACGGCGGAAGATGTGGCCAAGCGGCTGCGATACGGCAAGGTGCTGTTCATGACGGACCAGGATTTGGACGGGTCGCACATCAAGGGCCTCGGCATCAACCTGTTTCAGAGCGAGTGGCCCAGCCTGACGCGCATCCCCGGGTTCATCGGGTTCATGAACACGCCGATTCTGAAGGCGCGCAAGGGACAACAGGAGCGCGTGTTTTACAACGAGGGCGAGTTTGAAGCGTGGAAAAGCGGTAATGCAAGCGGTAATGCAAGCGGTAATGCAGCTGTTGATGTCTCCACATGGAACATCAAATATTATAAGGGTCTGGGAACCAGCACGGGGCGCGAATTCCGCGAGTATTTTGAGCACAAGAAGATCGTGGATTTCGCTTACACGGGCGAGCCGAGCGACGACGCGATTGATCTCGTGTTCAACAAGAAACGCGCCGATGACCGCAAGGAGTGGCTGTCCACGTACAATCGCGCGGACCATCTGGACACCAGCCACAAGCACGTGACATATGAGGACTTCATGACGCGCGAGATGAAGCACTTCTCGGTGTACGACAACCAGCGCTCCATTGCAAACGGCATGGACGGGCTGAAAATCTCGCTGCGCAAAATCCTGTTTGCCGCGTTCAAGAAGGGCGGGCTCAAGACGGAAATCAAGGTGGCGCAGTTCAGCGGCTACGTGTCGGAGCACTCGGGCTATCACCACGGCGAGGCCAGTCTGAATGCGGCCATTATCGGCATGGCGCAGAACTTCGTCGGCAGCAACAACATCAACCTGTTTGAACCCAATGGTCAGTTTGGGACCAGGCTTCAGGCTGGCAGAGATGCTGCTAGTGAAAGGTACATCTTCACGCAGCTGAATGCAATCACTCGGCTAATTTACCGCGCGGAGGACGACGCCGTTCTGGAGTATCTGGACGACGACGGCCAGCTGGTGGAGCCCACCTTTTACGCGCCGATTGTGCCCATGATTCTGATCAACGGCACGAAAGGCATCGGCACGGGGTTCAGCACAGACATCATGTGCCACAACCCGCTGCAAGTGATTGACCACATCGGAAACATGCTGCTGAAAAAGCCCGAGGCAGAATGGGGGCCAATTGAGCCGTATTACCGCGGGTTCAAAGGCACCATTAGTGCACTCGCCGCCGCTCCTGGGAAATTCCTGGTTCGCGGACTGCACATCATGGATGCTGCGAAGAAGCAGGTGCGCGTGACTGAACTTCCAGTTGGCTACTGGACGGAGGATTTCAAGAAGCACTTGGAGTCGCTGATTGAGTCCGGTGCGATCAAGGACTACGTGGACATGAGCACGGACACGGTGGTGGATTTTACGATCACGTTTCCTGCGACTGCAGACTTTGGAGCACTTGCCGCGACAGTGGATCACGGGACCGCAGTTGAAAAGCTGCTGAAGCTGTACACGACGGAATCCACGAGCAACATGCACCTGTTTGACAGCCAGGACCAGCTGAAGAAGTACGGCAGTGTGCGCGACATTGTGCGCGATTATTACGCAACCCGACTTGTCCTGTATGGGAAGCGCAAGACGCACCAGCTGGCGGCCATGGCGGCGGAGCTCCTCATTTTAACCAACAAGGCGCGCTACATCCAGGAACTGCTGGACGGCAGCATTGACCTGAGACGGAAGCGCGGGGATGAGCTCACGGCCATGCTGCAGTCCAAGGGGTATGACCAGGTGGAAGGCGACCAGCAGTACAAGTATCTGCTTAAGCTGCCGATGGACAGCGTGAGCGAGGAGAACGTGCAGAAGCTGCTGAAAGAGAAGGGGCTGAAGGAGACCCACCATGCCGTGTTACAAGGCACCAGCATTGAACAGCTGTGGCTGGCCGATTTAGCGGAGCTGCGTGCCGAATACGTGAAGCAGGAAGAAAAGCGCGCGTCTCTTGCATCAGGGTCTGCAAACGCTTCAACGGGTGCAAGTGCGAAAAAGATAGTCAGGGCGAAAAAGGCATGAATTGTTAAATGATTGAACTCGTGGAATTATTGATGAATTATTGATTTTATAGATTGAGAGAAATTAATGAAAAATCATAAATAAAAATATTCTTTTTTATTGTTTTATTCTTTTTTATTGTTTTATTCTTTTTTATTGTTTTATTCTTTTTTATTGTTTTTATTATTGTGAATTATTAGTAAATTTCTCTCCATTTGCATGTTTCAAAGAACCAATGTGCAAGAGTCATTGCGTTTGACGGCGAGGCATGCCCGAATCTCTGCAGCGATTTCGTGTTCGGCGCATGATGGCGACGAAGTGGTGGCGATGATTTCCTGAACGCGTGCAGCGAGTTCCACGCCGATGCAGCCCGTGTTGCGGTCAATGCAGCGGCCCATGTGTGCCAGCAGTTTGGTCCATTTTGCGAGCCACAAGGTGCCGGTCCTGCTGCGGTAATGGCGAAACGCGACAATGCAGATGATGCTGTAAATGCCGCAATATCCGGGATTGTGCGCATTTGTGCCGTAATTGATGTTGTATTCGGGGGAGATGGTGGTGTAAGCCTTGGTGACATTCACGGGTTTACTGCCATGATTATGATTATGATTATGATTATGATCGTCCAGGATGCGGATGCCGCAGAACTGGTTGCGTCCATTGGATTCAAAGATGGCAATGTTGTGCGGGTTGGACCGAATGGCGCGGCTCTTGATGAGAACGAGGGAGTGCGCATTGCCTCCGCGGTGCTGCATGTTGATGATGCGAAAGCTTTCGTACGGCATGGCGTCGGCCTTGCCCTTGGACCGGGTGGTTCCGACAACACGTTTGTTGGAAACAAAGTAGGACAGCGGCAGCACAATGACGTAGGCACGCGTGCTGTCAATGGTGACGGCGGTTTCAAACTGCTGTCCAACTGGTTCGGACGATGTCAAATACCTCTCAAACTCATCGTTGCGACCTGCTGATTTCTTGAACAATGCGGCACGTGATGACGACATGACGTATTGAAGTATTGGAAGACTGTGCGTCTGGATGCAATATTGAAATTAAATTAAAATGGACCAAAGTAATTCAATTTTTGTTTTTATTTCATTTTATTTTGAATTGATAATCGGGGCGCTGCGCTATTACGTGGTTCGGGGCGAAACGCAGTGCCTTGTGAACTACGTTCCCCGTTAAGGAGGGGTTCGGGGCCAAAGGCTACTGCGCTGAACTACGTTCCCCGTTAAGGAGGGGTTCGGGGCCAAAGGCTACTGCGCTGAACTACGTTCCCCGTTAAGGAGGGGTTCGGGGAACGTAGTTCCCCGATTTAGAACCACGGCTTAAGTTCCAGCGTCTTGTCGTTTTCGGCAGAATAGACCGGGCGGTCAATGGGTTTGTACATGGTGCTGGCATCGCGCTTGTATTGAATGTAGGCGCGCGCTTCGTTGTATAGTTTCGGCACAAACATGTCCACCACGATTTTATTGAGGGCCGCAATTTGACCGGGGATGTCCGTTGCTAAATTCATGGCGCTCTGCAGGAACACGCTGCGCATGATCATTTTCAGGTTGTCGCAGTCTTGCGGACCGATCAAATACGCGCCGTTGGACATGGCATACACGCCGTTGCGCATCGCATTTTGCACAATCTCCATGTTGCCCGCGCTAAAAAAGGCGTCGCTGAGCGCCGTGTTCTCCCAGTTGCCGATCATGGCATCGTGAAACGACGTGGACTTGCTGGAATTCGGGATTTTGTCGTACATGGCAAACTGCTGCTCCACCGTCGGCCCCAGTATGTCAATCCGACCGTTGGATTTTATTGCATTTGAATTTGCATTATTTGAATAATATGTTGAGTGCTGCATTAAATTAAATGGATTAAATGTATATGTATGTATGTATAGTCTATTGTGTATATAAGTTATTGAATTAAATTATATACATATAATATTTTATTTTCTATTTCCATTTGCAGTGTGTTCATGATGTTATGTTGGACAAGTCGGCATTCCTTGAGTTCCTCCAGGAACGCCGTTGTATTCGCAATTAGTAGCAGTCCACCCGGTTGGCATTGTGCAGTTTCCACTTGCATCCACCGTCCAATAATCGGGACACTTGGGAATTTTGGGCGGCCATGCCACCTCACTGGACTGCCGGTAGAGAGCATATCCAATGAACACCATTGCCCCAATGAGCATGATGATTGCAATGATGATCACAATGCGCTGAAAATTCATTCTTGATAAAAAGGAACCTTGATTGGGGGTGGACTCCATGATTGGATGCTGGATGAGAACGACACGCGGATATACACTGTATTATTATTTTTATTATTTTTATTTATAATTTGGTTTATTCCAATATTAAATACAATGAACACATATCATATAACTATACATAACTATACATCATAACCATAACCATAACCATAACCACCGTAATACACGATACATGCTTAATATAGATACCAACGATACCAACTCCAAATCCAAATCCAAAAAGTCCAAAATTAAAAAAATGCCCCCGCTCTTCGCAAACCCAACAAATACAGCAGTAACAGCAGTAACAGCAGTAACATCCGAACCCCTGAATTACAATCAAGTTCTCGGCCGCGAGGACATTGCTGCCGGAGTGATTGCCGCGTTGAATGAGTTTCAGTCCAAAAAAACCGACCTGACCATTCGGCGAGGAATCTACATTTATGGTAATCCGGGCGTGGGCAAAACCGAATTTGTGGTGCAGTTGCTCAAATCTCTTAATTACGACACGGTGAAGTACGATGCAGGCGACATACGCAACAAATCCATCATTGATTTGATAACAAAGCACAACATGAGCGAGCACAGCGTGCTGTCCATGTTTCAGCGCAAGCCGAAACGGATTGCCATTGTGATGGACGAAATTGACGGCATGAACAACGGGGACAAGGGCGGCATCAACACGCTGATCAAACTCATGCGCCCGAAAAAAACAAAGAAGCAGCGGCTGGAAGACGTGACCATGAACCCCATCATATGCATTGGAAACCATCACATGGACAAAAAAATACGGGAGCTCATGAAAGTCTGCATGACCTTTGAAATCCCGATGCCCACCCTGGATCAGGTGGGTGTGATTTTGAAATCGGTGCTGCACTCGCGCGATGTCGCGCTGCACAAGAATGTTGCCCGGTTCATTCAGGGCGACCTTCGCAAAATTTCTATCATCAGTGGCATTTTGAACAATGGATCCGGCGCTAATTCAGATTGTCACAACAACACCCTCATTCAAACCATATTTCAGCCCAAGACAAACAACGAAGACAGCAAAACCATTGTGAAAAAAATTATCAACACGCCCTGCAAACTGAGCGAACATTCGGCATTGATGAATGAGACCGACCGCACCATTGTGGGCCTGTTGTGGCACGAAAACGTGGTTGACGCATTGGCCAAACTCCCGTGCCAGCAGGACGCATTTACATTTTACAAGGACGCGCTGGACAACATCTGTTTTGCGGACTACATTGATCGCATCACCTTTCAAAAACAGATTTGGCAGTTCAACGAAATGAGCTCCCTGATTAAAACGTTTTACAACAACAAGCTGTACCACGCGCGGTTTGAACCCGGCTGCCCGAAGTTCAACCCGTCGGAAGTGCGGTTCACAAAGGTTCTTACCAAATACAGCACCGAATACAACAATTCGCTATTCATTCAAATGATGTGCCAGAAGTTCGGGATGGACAAGAAAGACCTGTTTGCCTTTTTCTTGCATGTTTTTTCAAACACCGACAAGTGCGAGCAGCAAATGAACGGCATCATGGAAGAATTTGAAATCACGAAACTGGACATTCAGCGCATGCAGCGCTATTTGGACAAATGCACGTATCCCAGCGAGGTTGTGCAGGATGATCCGGACGCCGCGGATGATGCTTGTGATTGAGTGTATTGTTGGTGTTGTATTGGTGATACATGATTATACATCATGACACGAATCAATTAGCGCGCTCTGCCGTTCAATGGTCTCCAGATGCGCGGCAATGACCTCGTCGCGATCCTTTATGGTGGCAATGAGTTCCGAATTCTCTCTGATTTTTTTGTTGCACATCTCGCGCATCTTTTCCAGTTTTTCGGACTGGGATTGCACGGTTTGTATTAGTTCTTCCACTGTCATGCTGCGTGGGTCCGCATTGGGTGCCTTGAATGTTATGACCGCCTTTAATATTGCGGCTTGTTGTTGCTGCTGTTGCTGCTGTTGCTGCTGTTGCTGCTGTTGATTTTTCTGCATTTTCTCTCGGATTTGTTTCAGCACATCGGGTTTCATGTCAGGATGTCCCGCGCCGTATGCGCGCAACGCCGCATCTACGTCGTGCATGTAGAACCGCAGCAGATCCGGCTCCTTTATGAAATCGGCCACCGTCTTCGTGCTGACCTGCATGTTTGAGTTTTTAATGCCCACATTGGCGAGCAGCGTGCGCTTGTCAAACGTGTTGTGCTCGTGCGAAAACACGAGAATGACCTTCATGGGATCCAGCTGTGCCATGGGGACGGTGTACCCGCGCAAAAATGCGCGCTCTTCTGCCAGGCACGCATCTTCTTCGTATGCCAGTTTCATTTCGGAGAGCAGCTCCTTCCAGAAGGCAAACGTGGCGGCCGTGGCGTGATTGGGGCCGTAGGGTCCAAACTGCACCATTTGGCCGTTTGCGGGATTTACCGGGGAACTACGTTCCGCGTTTTTGAAGTAAATGCACATTTCGCTGCTGCCCGCCAGTTTGATCCCGGTTTGTCTGGTTCGGTGGTCCAGCAGGGTGGTCACCGCGTGCGACACGCGCTCGGGCGGGTAGTAGTCGTCGTCATCCATGTACACGATGATGTCGCCGCGCGCCTTTTTGTGCATCATGTTGCGTTTCCTTCCGAGCGAAATTTTTTCGTCCAGACGGTAGTATTTGACGCACGGGTGCTGCGACACGAGGTCTTCAATCGGGTCGGTTCCGTCATCAATGATGATCCACTCCATGCGATCCCGGGGATACGTCTGGTGGTTGAAGCACTGCAGCATGGCGGGAATGAACGGGCGGCGGTTGAACGTGGGGGTGCACACGCTGACAAACGGGTCTTGCTGCTTATGCTGCTTATGCTGCTTATGCTGCTTATGCATTGGATTGATTATGATTATGACATTATATTAAACCTTGGGTTTATTATGATATTGCGGTGATTTATATTGCGGTGATTTATATTGCGGTGATTTATATTGCGGTGATTTATATTGCAGTGCGGTGATTTATTAATAATATTATTATTTGGTTTGTCGCTGATACAGTTGGTATGCAATGTACATCAGCATTAAGCCACCGAACACCGAAGCAACCGTTATTTTGGTTGTATCGGGCAAATCCTTGGACGTAAACGCAATAATGAGCGACACAATAACATAGATGTAAATGAGCTGTTTCATTCGTTTCATAAAATGATACAAGAACCGCGAGCTGTCGTCCCTGATTTGTTTGAATGACATGAGGTACAGCAAATGACCAAATTCGTAAATGACAGGGAAAACGGTTACCCAACCAGCAATGCACATCCATATAAATGTCAAAAACAATAGAAGTCCTTTGTAACATAATTTCAAAATGGGGGAATGCGTATAATAAGTCAGAGGCATGAACGCAGTTAAACCGCCCAAAAATCCAGGAATCCACATCAAAAATACGAGCCCCAAAAACAATACAAACGTGGCATTTGACAGAATGGCAAACAAAAGCCATAGCAGAAACGAAAAGAATTGAACCAATATGTTGGGTGCCTTGGTTGCTGCGTCGGCTGCTTTGCTTGTGTCGTCTGCTTTGCTTGTGTCGCCTGCTTTGCTTGTGTCGGCTGCTTTGCTTGTGTCGTCTGCTTTGCTCATGTCAACTTTATCAGCTATACCTTTGAACGCATTGAAGACATAATGCATAATTATGCCACCCAGTTGATAGGATGACTGTTGGGTGCGTTCCATCCACCATTTCAAATTTATTTTATTCTTTATTTCTTCTTCATTACTCATATTAATTGGCCCGGGGTTAAAAAACCGGGTGGCGTATGGATTATTATTAACCTCGTTCACATATTGTTTGGACATGGTTTCGGCCGAGGTTGTTGCTCCGAAATCTTCAAATTTGGACAATCCTTTATTCCGCAACATGCTGTCATTCGATCTCTCCACCTTTTTCCCAGCTTTCACAACTGTCACCTTACCAAAAACGGGATACATCGCGTTAGTGTCAATGTACAGCGAGTTCAGGTAATTGGACGTTGCCCACCAGCAAAACACAATGAATCCGACCAATATTTTCAAAATCAAAACGAAATAATCACCGAATTTTTGCGGTGGAGTGGCGTCAGAACTTGACTTTGGTACATCGCGGAGGTTAGTTAGGGTTGACATTGTTTTTTTTTTGCTTTTTTTGGCTTACTAAGTATAAGTATAATTATTATAATACTAATTTATTATAATATTATTATTATCATGACTTTGACTTTATCCTTTATCCTTTATCCTTTATCTTGATTTCACGAATGGGGTTGGGGATGGGGATGGGGATGGGGATGGAGTGGTGTTGCTAAATTAAATTCAGTGGCGTTATCTTGCATACATGAGCGCGCAGTTGCCGCCAATGAACGTCAGCACGTTGTATCTCTCTTCCAGCACAGTCAGGTCGTAGTTGTAATCATAAATGCGCCAATTCTGTTTGTTCACCCCAATGGACACACTCGTTTCTGGGTCGCAAATCGGGTAAAAGTTGGCGCTCGGGTCCAGCGGCGGCACATACGTGCTGAATTCCAGCTCAATGGTGGAGAACTTGCTCATGTTGATGGCGCCGCTGGGCTGATACTCGGCATTGCTTGCATTCAATCCGAAGTTGTAGATGTAAAGCCCGAACGGGGCGGACCCCGTGGTGCGGATGTATTTTTCCACGTAGTTGTACACGCCCGATTCCAGCAAGTTTTCGCGGTACGAGCCGTTCAGTAGGATGCCGAGCTGCTGCAGAATCTCGCGCTGGTTCTCCACGTTGTAGTCCTGCGTCACGTACAGCCCCGACGGTGCGCCTTTGGGCTCCACCCCGGGCCCGATGTATTGTGGTTGTGGTTGATTGCAGGGGTTTGGAAACGCGCCGCTGGCGGGCGCCGGCGTGACGTCATCCGGAATGACATTATTGTAAGGCCAGTTCGTGTAGTTGCTCCACTGGTTGCGCAGGTTGATGTCGCTGCGCTGAAACAGTAACATCCACGTGGCCACCATGCCCATCGTGTTCTGCAGCTCCACGCGGTGGCTGCCCGTGATGTTTTTGAAATCCCACTCGTACGCTTCCTTGAGCAGGTACTTCTGCTCCTGGGACGCAAACACGCGCGACTCTTCGGCGGACAGAAAGCAGTACGTGGACAGCAGGTGCACGTCGGCGTTCCAGTCCGTGCGCTTGTCGTTATACGCGTCGGCCGTGGTGATGTCGGGCGAGGGCGGCGGTTGCAGGAAGCGGTAAAACTGGTACTCCGGTTCATTGAAGTTGGGCTGAATGAAGGGCGCCCGGGCGACCGCGGCCGGGGTTGACGCCGGATAAGTGACGTCGCGCGTGACAAAGAGCTCGCGCACCGGGCGCATGACCACGTCAATCTGCAGCTCGTTGTACTGCAGCGCCACCAGCGGAAACGCGGCGCGGCTGTTGTTGCAGAACCACGCATTGAGCGGGATGTAGAGCTTGCGCCCGCGAATGGAGGGCTCCGGCCCCTGCTGGCTCGTGTTGTAGTACACGTTGGGGTAGGTGCCGTTGCGCCCGGAAAAGTTGGCGGGGTCGTTCAGTTCGGCGGTGCTGCCGGTCATGTTGTCGTAGAGGAAGCGCTTGGTGCCGTTCAGGTCGCGCTGCACCTGCGCCAGCAAGTACTTGCCCGTCGCGCGCTGCAGAATTTGGCCGCCGACGGAAAATGTGATTTCCTTGATCATTTGCGTGCCGAGGTTTTCAATCCAGCGGAACTCGTAGGGGTGCCACACGTCGCCGCACGCAATGGGCGGGTAAATCGGGCTCCAAATGGTGGGCAGCGTCACCACGAGGTAGGTGTCCATGAGCAGCTCCGCATAGCGGGGGACCGTGAACGTGAATCGCGACTCCTCGCTCATGCGCAACGTGCGCTGCCCGGTGAAATCAATTCTAAATTTTTGCAGGCCAAAATTGGTGTACTTGGCATACGTGGTCTTGAAAAACGACTTTTTGGGGTTGGAGTTTAGAATGACGTTTTGATTGCCGTAGGACACAATGTTTAGTAACCCGCCCGTCATGTGTGTTTATGAGTTGAGTTAATTATTTATTAATATATTGTTGTTATTATTTTTTATACTGATAATGTAATATCCGTTATATATATTTATATTTGTATTTGCGTCCAATCTACAATTCACAAATATGCCGATTAATGTTCCATATCAAAGGCAGTTTAATGATAATGAATCACCCCCCAACATTGGGTCAAATATTAGGTCAAAGTTAAATCAATTAAATGAATTTGTAACCAATTTTAAAAATACATTGTCGTTCAGCGGCAGCATGTCGCCGGGGGGTCTGTTTTTTCTGCTGGTTGTAATTGCCATCCTGTGCTATTTATTTATCACGCAGTTCACCCTGTACCACCTCAAGCAGCCCTTTCGCAACTTTTACATTAAAACCGCACTGAATTGCTGCTGTTTAGGCGAATGGAAAAACAACTATGTGGATATGGTGGCACTGGAATACGCCATTAAACAGGGGTACCGCTGCCTGGATTTTGAAATTTACAGTCTAAACGATGTTCCAATTGTGGCGGCGTCCACAAAGATGAAAGACTTTCAACACACGGAAACATTCAACCATTTGAATTTGGCGGATGTGTGCACCACGATAAACAATATGGCGTTTACACAGGCTCCAAACAAGGATGATCCGCTGTTGATCAACCTGCGAATCAAAAGCAAAAATAAAAATGCAAATTTTATAAAAAGTATAATTCAATGCATCAAGACGTTCGACAACCGGCGGCTTGGGCCCGAATACAACTACGAATTTGGCGGTCATAATTTAGGAAAGGTCCCAATCAAAAATTTCATGGGAAAAGTGATTATCATGATTAACATTTCCAATCCCATTGTGAAAACCAACTGCGACAACAACATCAAAGATTTAAATGCAATTTCAGAGTCGTGCTTGCATCAATACATCAACATTGGAATCGGGTCCCCATTTTTGCACAACCTTACCTACGAAATGAACGTAAAAAATGCGCCCAATATGAACGA